GCAACACAGAAAATGCTGGATGCAGTTAAGTTTCAGCCGCTTCCTGAACAGCGCAGACAGCAGCAGGATGAGAGAGACTACTGGGAAAGCACCAAAAATCTCCTTTCAAAAATCGCTGATGCCCTGATCTCTCCAGCTGGCGCGGAAACAATGCAGCCAGATACTTCAGGATACCAGCCAAACGTCCCGCTTAACGCGCAGGCCGCTCGCCTTGGCGCCAAAGGGAGGGCATTTCTTCAGGCGATGGCTGGCGAGTTCGGTGCGCTGGAGGGTAAATATGACCTACCTGCCGGACTGTTGTCTTCGGTAGCTGCTACTGAATCAGGTGGAGATCCATTCGCGGAGTCGAAAGCTGGCGCTAAAGGCTTGTTCCAGTTCATGCCGGGCACCGCAACGGATATGGGGCTGAAAGGTCGTGATGTTTTCGACCCCCACAAATCTGCAGATGCCGCTGGAAGATACCTGCGCTTTCTGCTGGATGCTACTGGTGGCGATCTGGAAAAAACGCTTGCCTCCTATAACTGGGGGCTCGGAAACGTCCAGAAGAAAGGCATGGATAACCTGCCGTCGGAAACTCGCAATTACGTCCCCAAAGTCATGGCCGGAATGCGCCCCGGCGCCGGGATGGCCGTAGACCGCGCGATGCCCGGGAAGTCCGGTGCGACTTATCAGTTTTATGGCACCAAAATCACCACCCAGGCCCAGAACGTGGAACAGCTTACCAGCGACATCAAAAAGCACGGCGACAACCGTGTCATGCTTTTGGCTGGCTACTCAGGACAATAACTCATGTCGTTTTCTCTGAATGTCTCGACAGTGCTATCCGCCATTCAGGGAGGAAGCCTGTTATCCGTCCTTAACAGCGCCCTGTCGCCAACTTACCGGATCACCTATAACACCGTTGACGAGTCGCTTTTGACGGCTGCAGCCGGGCAGGAGGTTTTCTCTCCTTCCGGCTGGGTTAGCGTTGATCGCTACGGTGATGCGGCAGTGACTAAGGGGCCAGTAGAAAAGGGCCGGTACACGTCCTACAACAAAGTGAAACAGCCGTCTGAACTCAGGATCATTTTTGCCCTTGAGGGATGGACGGCTTTTTCCGGGTCACTGCCTAACCTGACCAATTTCTCTTTGCTGAGCCGGAACAATTTCATTCAGAAACTGGATGAGATGAAAAACACGGCCAGCACCTACAACATCGAGACGCCGGACACGGTGTATTACAGCTACGATCTGACCCACTTCGATTATTTTGTGGGGTCATATCGCGGGCAGACGTTGTTGATGGCGAACTGCACTTTCGAGGAGATCATGGACGGCGGGGAGGTCATGCTTTCAAATGCTGTGATTGAAGGGCCGCCGACCAGCAACGCGAAAACCAACAATGGCGCCGCAGCCTCAACGCAGGTGATCACCGGGGCTACGAAAGAGGTGACATTGAGCGATGTTAAGAATGCCTGGTCAAGTGCAGATACAACCTTATCAGATGCTCTCCAGACTACAGGGGCGGCGATTGTATCTAACGTTAACTCGGCGGCCGAGTCGGTCTCTAAGGCGTGGGACAGCTCTTCTACTGCAGTTTCTAAGCAGATAAAAAGCACCGTCTCCGACTTTCTGGAAAAGGTGATGTGACATGCAGGAAATTAGCTTATCACCGTCACTATCCCAAAAGGTGTATGTCACGCTTGGCGGCCAGAACTGCGCTATCAAGTTGCATCAGCGCTCTACCGGGTTTTACGCCGATCTGTATGTCGATGACAAGCCGATATTTCAGGGCGTTCTCTGCCTGAACTGCGTTTACCTGGTGCGGTATAAATACCTGGGATTCAGTGGAGATCTGGTTTTCGTTGACTCGAAAGGTACAGCCGATCCTTATTACGACGAAATCGGCACCAGATTCAAGCTGTATTATGCGACGAGCAGCGAGGTCGGCAGATGAGTTACAAGGAGAGAGAGCTTACCGTATCGTTCACGCTGGCCAACGGTACGTTTGACGGCGACATTGGCGACACCTTGACTGTTAAAGGTTTCAAGTGTGAAGCTGCTATATCTGCCTTTGGCGGCGCTACCGGTACAGTACTTGAACTTAGCCTCTGGGGCCTTTCCCTGGAGAATATGTCCAAGCTGACGACAAACGCGCAAAAGATAATCGCGTATGCACAGAACTCAATTGTCGTTTACGCCGGAGACACCCGTGTTTTTTCCGGGTCAATAACATCTGCCAGGATTAACCTGAATCAGATGCCGGATGCGCCGATTGAGATAACCGCAGCGGCCGCCGGCAGGGAGCGCCTGATCCCCTGTGAGCCCACATCCATTCGCGGCGATGCGGATGTGGCTGATATGATTCGCGCTCTTGCCTTTAAAGTTGGCCTGAAATTCATCAATGTCGACGTCAAAGCGACTCATCGGAATCCGTATTTCGATGACAACGCAATAATCCAAATATTAAAAATTGCGGCAGCGCATGACATATCTGTTGATATAGATTTTGGCACTGTCACAATTTATACAGGTAAAACACCGTCGGATTCAGTTGTTCCGTTAATTTCGCCAGAGCATGGACTTATTGGGTATCCAATATTTTATGAGATGGGGATTAACTTTAGGTGCATTTATTCACCGGCGCTAAAATTGAATACGAAGATCATCCTGAAAACAGACTTGCCACACGCTAGCGGCGAGTGGGTGGTGCAGGCGGGGACTACCCACTATCTGTCCTGTAAAGTGCCTGGTGGGCTTTGGGAGACGTTTGTTGTGGCATCTCCGGCATCTGTCATCGGAGGGGAAAGCAATGGCAACTAACCAAAAAGCTTCTGATATCTCCTGTCAGGGTAACGCGATCTTGTCCCTTATAGCCACGGCATCAAAGGGCAATGTTTTTGCTGATATTGTTCTGGTTAAAGATGTTGGTGATGGCGTTATGACTGTGCTACCTCTTGTGAGCGGTGCGAACGTATCCGGGGGGAGATTAAATGTCAGGAGGTATATGACATCCCCTTCATTCGGTATCAGGCCGGGAACAGCGCTGTAAAAATGACTCCCCGCATTGGCGATATTGGCCTGGTAATCGCCTGTGACAAAGACACAACCAATGTCAGAGCGTCAAGGCAAAGTGGACCACCGCCAACTCAGCGGCGCCATTCATACTCGGATGCTGTTTACATCACTGCTATCGCTAGTTTGAACGATGAACCCACGGAGTTCGCTGAGTTTACAGGCAGCGGAATAAACATACAGAGCCCTGGAGTGGTTAACATCAACGGCCTGAAAGTCCATCCAAACGGGCAGCTTGAACTTGTCGACGGTTCTATCGTTGATGGGCATACTCATGGTGGGGTAGTATCAGGAGGAAGCCGAACTGAACCCCTGGAGCCGTGAAATGGTAAGTAAAATATATTTTATCCCCTTGGTATTTTTATTATCAAGCTGTGCTTTATCTCCTACTGAGGCTATCCAATATCAAAAGGAGCATGGCTTTGATAAGCAAAAATTCAAAACAAATTCAGGTGGTACTCAGTCTGTAGACGATCTAAGAGAGATATATAAAAACGTGACTGGATTAAACCTTCCTGAGCAAAACACAAGCGAATGCCTTAAAGATAACGTCTGCTACTACAATAAATATGCCAATGTCTTCGATTCCATGATGGATAAAAAAAGAGAAAAAGAAAGAAAAGAAAACGAAGCATTTGCAGCACAGAAAGAAGCTGAGTGTCAGGCTAGTAAGGAGTGTATGGCCAAGCGTGAGATTGATGCTGCGTCTTACACTTTAAACAATGTCTACTATTCTCTAATGGCCAGATACCCATACCAGCAGGCTGATTCTGATGCTGGGGTAAGGCGTATGTGCCGGGCGGCTGGCGAGGCTGAGAGATCTGGCGTTGCTCTGGAATTGATGAAAAAGAACATCAGCTTAACAGAAGGAATTGGCCCTGAAATGAGATACCAAATAATCCAGGTTGCTGAGGCCTGCTGGACAATGAGCAAGTACGGCGTTCCGGATGGCACCACGCAGATCAAATCAGTGTATTAATACAACCACTCAACCTTTATGTTTTTCAAGCCTCGCTTCGGCGGGGTTTTTTTATGGGCGAAATCCATGAAAACAATATCTCTCAAACTCGATCCCGATACCTGGGATCTTGTCCTTGATGAGCTGGGTAATATCGCCACGGTTGAAAACCCCTACGCCTGCGCTCAGGACGTAGCGACGGCATGCCTGGCTATACGCGGCGAGTGCATTTATGAAAAAGACACCGGCGTTAATTACAAAGAGCTGCTGAACGTTAAGGCCAGCACTGGCGCCATGGCGGCCGCGCTTCAGGTTGAAGCGTTGCGGATGAGCTATATCGCGCGCGCTGAGCCGACGCTGATTAACAACCGCGATACGCGCCGCACTACCGGCGTTATTGCGATCGTGGATACCAACGGCCTGGATTCCAGCGTCACCCTGTGAGGAAAAAATGACGACAATCTCTACGGCGGTACCGGCCGTGACATTTTCCACCACTGGCCTTGATGTTCCAGATGAGGGAGACATTCTTGCCGGGCGTATAGCAGATATTGGTTCTGCATTCGGGACGGCGATGAGCACGAACCTCAAGACGCCGCAGGGGCAACTGGCTGTCACTGATACTGCAATCATCGCCGACAAGAACGATCAGCTTCTTGCTATCGTCAACAACATGAATCCGGACTTTTCCTCCGGAAGATTTCAGGATGGCATCGGCAGGATTTACTTCCTCGATCGCATTGCTGCTGCGGGTACGGTTGTAACAGCCACATGCTCCGGCGTACCGGGGACGGTGATCCCGGCACAGTCCTATGCAACCGACGATAACGGTTATATGTACGTGTCACTGGCAGCAGGAACGATAGGCGCCGACGGGACGGTAAAGATCGAGTTCCAGAACCTGACTACCGGGCCGATAGCTTGTCCCATCGGTACCCTGACAAACATCTATGTCGCGGTAAGTGGCTGGTCGAGTATCACCAACGAGACCGCGGGTGTACCGGGCTCGAATGTTGAAGGGCGATCTGCATTTGAGTATCGCCGTCGCCAGTCAGTGGCACGTAACGCCTTTAACACGGCAGCGGCTGTGCGGGCTGCTGTCCTGGAAGTCGATGGGGTGCTTGATGTTTATGTGATCGACAACAAAGAGCCGACTTCTGTCGAAAAAGGTTCCACGAATTACACGCTGCTTGCCAGCTCGATTTATATCGGGGTTTATGGCGGGGCAGTAGCTGAGATTGCAGCGGCCATCAATAAAAAACTTCCCCCGGGCACCGTTATGAACGGGGACACCACCGGGACCGTGCAGGATACCGAAAATTATGACGCCCCTTATCCGGAGTACACCTACAGGTGGAAAACGCTGGATGCGGTGAGCGTTCATGTCAAGGTGGAATACGAAGCGAATGATGGCCTTCCGTCAGATATTAATGCGCAGATCAGAGCGGTCGTCCTGAATGCCTTTACCGGCGCAGATGGCGGTACCCGGGCGCGTGCCGGCGCGCGAATTTATGGCAGCCGGTATATCGGACCCATTCAGGCGCTTGATGCACAGAACATGAACGTGCTTTCGGTCCAGATCTCTCTGGACGGAACCACCTGGTCTAGTGCGCTGACCATGGGCATTGATCAGGAACCGACCCTCGATACGACAAACATCATAACGGAGGCGGTAAGTGAATAATGTTGACTGGACGATCTACGCGCAGTACGTGAACTCAACCAGCCTGCGGTCACTGATTGATACCTTTAACGCTTCTGTAGCGCCAGAGGACTGGATAGACACGTTCTATGACCTCGTATTCAACATCGAGACCTGCGGCGATTACGGTCTGATGTGCTGGGGTAAAATCGTTGATGTAGAGCGTTTGCTGACTGTGACGCCATCCCAGCAGTTTCTGGGGTTTGGCGAAGCGACCAGTACCCCGGCAGAACTCACCGACCCGCAACCCTTTAACCAGGCACCTTTCTATACCGGCGTACAGGACACGAACACAGTGGTCCTGACCAATGATGCATACCGCAAGCTGATCATGTGCAAAGCGATGGCGAACATCAGCGACTGCACTGTGCCGGTCATGAACCGTATGCTGATGTACATGTTCGGCGCCAGCGGGCGGGCTTACGTGCGTGACGATGGAAACCATGTCATGAGCTACGTATTCGAGTTCCAGCTTTCCGATTCAGAGCTGGCCATAGTGCAAAGCTCCGGCGCGCTTCCCTCCCCTCCCGGGGTAAAAGTTAACATCGTTCAGGAGGTCTGAATTGAATAATTCAGCCATACCGTCTCGTCTGACGGTCGTATTTTCTGCTAATGGCGACAAAAATACCATCCCCGTAAATTCCACCACTGAGACGCTCGCTGATGGACTCGCGGCCATGGACTCAGGATTCCCACCCCTAACAAGGACTGCATTATCTGCAGGAGGCAAGCCGCCAAAAGGGGAGGATTTTAATGGTATCTACAACGATATCTACACTCGCCTGCAGTGGGGCAGCGCGGGTATGGGATTTCCATTCAGCGCAGATTTTAGCGGGGCTATTGCGGGCTATCCAAAAGGTGCGCTTATCCCGAACTCTGATTATACGGGCCAATGGTTAAATCTTAACAATGGCAACCTCTCCTCCCCCGAATCCACTTCGGGCGCTAATACCGGGTGGGTTCCTGTGGGGGGGTATGGAATTTCTACTATTTCGTCTCTGTCAAATTCCAGTGTTACGCTATCTTCGGCGCAGGCATCAAAGGACCGCCTGATTCTTACCGGTTCACTGACAGGGGATATCAATATGATTTTCCCCGCATGGATGAAGTCATGGACTGTTGAAAACCGCTGCTCTGGAAATTTCTCTGTCACATGCAAAACAGCATCCGGAAGCGGCATTGCCGTTCCAGCCGGTCGAGTTGAAAAACTGTATTGTGATGGCGTGAGTATCCTGCGCGATTTCGGCACGGCAGCAATGAGGAATATTGGCACCGCGACGTCGCGAGATGTTCCTGACATGAGTAATTTCCCACGAGATGATAACCCTCAGTCTGGCTATTTTTACCTGCCAAATGGACACCTATCGCAGTACGGAACTGTCAGTTTACCCGCAGTAGGCACATTTAACCCGGCGTCGTTCGGTGGTGTTACTTATTACACCAGGTACTACATTGTCGATTTCCCTGTGGCATACCCAAATGCGCAGATATCAACCGTCGTTAGCCTGGCTGGTAGTGCTTTTGACTCACAGTCAAATGAGTTCGGTTCATGGGCAAACAGCAACCGAACCTTAAATTCAGGGCAGCCAGTTTCCAAAAATCAGTTTGTTGTATCCGTCACTTCAAACAACCCGAATCTTGCCCCTATTATCCACTACAAATCAGAAGGCTACTAATGGCAACTACAGACACCCAGCAGGCCGCGCAATTTTCTGCTGAGGCAGCAGTTAGTGCTGCCGAAGCAAAACAATATTTAATTGAAGCTCAGCAGGGTTATCAGGATACCAGAGCAGCGGCGCAAGAAGCTAAAGATGCTGCCGCGGCAGCAGCAACATCAGAGCAAAATGCCACATATTCAGAGGCTAACGCAGCTCAGTCAGCAGCGGCAGCAGTGGATGCAAAAGCTGATGCGGAGGCTGCCGCTAGTAGTGCTTCAGACTACGCAAAGAACAAATTCACATTCTATAAGACTGCCAGCGATCCTGATGGCACCATTGCCGGGTTGGCAGCTACTACTGACGGCCAGTCTTTCTGGGTAGCCCAGGGACCAGATGCGCTTTCCGCTGCATGGCAGTATCAAAACAAAGCAGGCGTGGCCGTATTGCAGGCGAAGCAGCCAGGCACAGCGGCTATAACCGGGACCATACGCGAATTTCCCACGCTGGAGGCTGCGCAGGCGGATGCAGACGCTGGGAATATTCTGTCTGGCGCTACTGCATTTTATCGTAGCCCTGATGATAGCGCACTGGCTATTGAAGTAATAAATAATGCCGGAACGCTTGAGCCTACCGGCCGGAAGACACCATCCGGGGCCGTAGTCGAGCTCATGTCAGATACCGTTCAGCGGCTGCTGACAGCACTGCACGTAGCAGCAGAAGGGGCAGGAAGCGGGACAGGAACAGATACCAGTGAGGCGGTTCAAAATCTGATGACGGGGTTTCATGCCCTTGCTGAGACCGTCAGTAATTTGAGCAGCAATTCCAGCGAAACAACGCATTTGCTTGCTGGATTCGATTGTCTGGTGGAGTCGATGACAAAGCTGGTCAATGCCGATCAGCAGACTAAAACCAGCGTTTCCGGGTTATTGTCATCCGTCCAGATTTGCACTGAAATGCTGAACACGCTCGCGGCTGAGATCGCAGCCCCTGACGGCGCATCACAGTATGGTTATTTGGCATTTTCCGTGCCCGGTACAGTCAACGCTGGTAACGGGTCGTTTGGCACCGATACACGCTACCGCAGGACCGGGATGATCCCGGTTCGCAAGGGTGACGTTGTGCGCCTCACTGTTTACACCACATCGGCAACCGCAGGCCACGCAGCTGCGCTGTACGATTCATCAGGGGCGTACGTTGGCCCGCTGGGGATTATGTGCGCGTCGTATGCGGCGTATCAGGCACGACATTACCAGTGTGAAATTGCTCAGGACGGGTTTGTCGTTGCGAACACGCTGGACCAGGGCGCGTCCCCCTCTGCTGATGTCACCGGTGCGGTACTGACGATTGACCACCGTCTGCGTGGCCGGGCTGCAGATGCTGTTCTTAAACTGTCAAAATCCGATTTAATCCCTGTCCGTCTCGATAACGGAAATATCAATGCGAGTTCTATCACGCAGGACGGTATCGTTAACTACTCCACCGGGCTGTATTCCTGCACTGGCGGAAGACTCCTGTTCAGTGGCCTGCCTGTAGCCTCGGCTCCAGGGCAGAGCAGTAGCCTGTATAACGTGGTTTTCTACGATGCAAATAAGGCGCTTATTGCGTATCGCCCGGTTTTCTCCAGTTCGGGTTATGTGGTCATCCCTGAAAATGCCGCGTACTGGGCGCAGCAGATAATCACCGACAGAACGCCGGACTGGTCTGCTGTCTCAATCGTTTATTACAATTATGTCTATAAAGACGAGTTGCATAAACTTCTGTCTTCGGAGCGCGAGCGTCTTGGGCTTGATTATCCGAACGAATACTGGCTGCAGGATTTCAGCGGCGCTACGGACATTGAGTGGATCCAGAACGCGATGGACTGGGTGCATGACGCGGGCGGCGGATGGCTGATAATTTCATCTGACTATGTGAAAAAGCAGTTCATCATCTCCGAAGCCGTCATCCACCGCAGTAACGTATGGGTTGTACTGGATGGCGTTGAAATTAAATTGCAGGACGGCGTGCATGACAACCTGTTTCGTGCGG